GAGCTGCTCCTTTCGGAGGGTGTTATGGTCGCTTACAGACCATCTCTTACCTCTAAACAAGGCGTAGTTCGTCAAAGACGAGTTTTGGTCTACTGCGAAGTAGACATATCAGAAGGTTTTGCCTTCTTATAGATGCTTTTTGCATCATGCATCTGCATTAAAGCAGATTCCCTGGCTACTAAGTGATAGTAGTGTAAGAGGACCTTGGTGACAGGGTCCCCCATTAGTTCTCCACGTTCCGTGTAGAACAACTCGAGGGTTTTGTTATCCTCGTCAATGAACTCCACTTGACGTGGAGCGCATAAAGCGAAAACGCAAGTTTCGCGATACCATCCTGGGATACCCAGGACGGTGCAAAGGTGGTTCAAAATCACCATAGCTACTGTTTGATTACAGTAGTCAGTTGCTGTTTCCCAGTCGGTGGAAAACAGATAAACATCTTTGTCACCAAAGATGAAGTTCGCAGAAGGATTCTTGTGCGAAAGACGCTTGAAGAAATTCCAAGCATGATTTCCGGCTTTTACACCGGACTCACTTGACGGTATCGCCGTCAAGTATTCAAGCAACACGTGCGAGAGCACGTGCAGCAATATCGCGTGAGCGAGATGGGACACCGTAATGGCCCTGTACTTCCCCAGTTCTGCAACTAGGGATATTCTAACGGACATCAAATTCCGTTCATAGCATGCATCTCGATCAGAGAACATGTCACAAGCCCAGTTGAAAAGTAACTCTCCAACTGGTGTAACCTCCCTGTCAAGGGGAGGACCTGCAGCCCCCGTGAAGAGGTTGCGTGAAGGTATTGGTCGATCACTCGCCAATACACGTCTGGCGGCTTCTAATTTGCCGCCATCTTCCGAGCTCGTGAAGAACTCGCCACTATCGCTAAGCGATATTTTTGCCTTGTCAAGGCATTTTCTCCAGAACATCTCTATTCTGGTTTCAGATCCTAGTTTCTCTAGGACTTTTGCGTGTATTGAATACACGCTGGGCCGGATGTACCCGGCTACAGAGGCGTAAACCTCTGGATCCTCTTCTTCTGACAGAAGAGTTTTTATCTTAAGAAGTGTCTTAAGATATACGCTCCGGGGGGGAACCCCCGAAGCACGTGTCTGGCAGAGCAGTGATGCTCGCCAGATGTCCATCGGACTTTTACGGTCCGAAATAAAATGCATTGCTGCATTTAAGAAAGACATCTCTCGCGGGATGTCAATAGTCAAAAGACTACCAACAGGATTAAAAGCCTGTTCCTTGATCTGCTTACGCAGTCTCTTCACCTTTTCAAAGGTGCTTAACCGGTTTACCCGGTCATTCTCCCGAAAGTAATCGGGTAATAACAAGCTTATCAAACAAGCTTGTATTTGATCAACTCTTTCCCAAGAGTTGTAATCCCTTTTATCGGGGAAACAGATGATAAGTTGCATTAACATACCATCAACAGTAGCTAAGATCGATCTCAGCTTATTGACTGCACCACGATGCAGTCTGAATTTCTGTAGCTCTGCTACAGACTCTTTACCCACCAATGACGGTAGGTTAGCCAGGAGGCGGAGAATTCCGACCCCTGTTCTCCCGGGTTGCCCCGTGGATTGACTCCTCATTAAACGAGGAAACCAATAAGTTCCTCGCCAGAGGACCTTATAGACATCAGAGATTTTCTTCAAATCCCTGAAAGGAAGACGGGTGTTTAAATCCGTCATATTCTTTCCGAGTTTGCACTCGAAAAGATTTTCTGCGTTCCAGCAAACTTTCACTGGACCGATATCGTCGTTCCCCATGAGGGACCGACTAACAACTTTTCGGTTAAACCCGAAAAGATCACGGTGAACTTCTTCACCTTTACACGAGCAGGTTCCCTGCCCGTTTCGATTACGACCTTTCGATCGTAATATTGAGCAGCCCGGAAAGCTGCCTGTAGACAGAACATGTCTGTCGTAATCCCACGGAAGATCCGTGGGTATTGATCCGGGAATTGCACCCTGGATTGTCGATGCGATATCATCATCTCGCAACACGTCGGTTTTAACGCCCGACATAGCGCTGAACTTATTCAAGTTCACGGAAACCGTTGACTAGCACGACGGAGGGTCGTAAGGACTCGGCTTCCAAACTCTCGTTTGGATTTGACCACTGAAAAGTGAG